AGGAGTTAGTGTTGTCGGTAGCTGCATCGGTATACATAATTTCTTGCAAAATTACGTTACCACCAGAAAATGTCTTTACGTTGCCACGTTCTTTAAGGCGGCGCAGCAAAGCGTTGTTGTTTGTTACGTTGTCAGCAAGCTCACCACTACGGCTTTGAATGTTAGTCGCAATGATGTCGCTGATCGAGCTATTGGCAAATGCCATAGTAATCTCCGATTAGGTTGTCAAAAGCGTTCATTTAGTCCGTCAAATGCTTCGGCTAATAATGAACGTCTGTCTTGCGCTTTGGCTGCCGTGTTCACTCCGGGTGTAGAGCTTTTTACGCTGACCGCTGCCGCCCGAGCAGCTTTCGCTGCTTTGTTAGCTGAATCTCGTTTTGCTGCCTCAGTTTGAGCTTGTGTGCTTTGCTGTAGCTTGCTAGACAGAGCTTCATCTAGGCGTAATGCTTTGTTATACGCTTCGTCCAAGTTTTGAGCCATTCCTGAATTTAGGAGTTGGATCATTGTTGGTCTAGCTTCTTCAAAAAACTCAGCTTTCTGAGAAAAAGCACTAATTTCGCCCAAAAGAGCTTGGTTTTGTGCTGCTTCTTGCTGCTGTTTCCATGACATTACTTCATTACGGACGTTATATAGTTCGTTTTGAAGCATTGACACAGTAGGGTCAACAGGCTGTTGTTGCAGATTGTTGATTTCCCCTAAATTTACACCATATTGCTGCGAAAGTGTAGCAAACATCTGTGCTTTTTGCTGTGCAGAGCCATGACGCAAGACATTATCTGCGTCCATGAGTGCCTTAATCGCTTGCGTAGGTTCAATACCTAGCGACTTAATGTTGTTTTGATACGGTTCAATAGCTTGTTGGATTTGGTCTGCAAACTGAGCTTTAGTAAGTAAAGGTTCTACACCTTTCTTCATTTCTTCTTCACGTTGCCAAGCGTATTCTTTCAATCTTGGGTCAGCGGTTTGCCAAACTTCGTGATAATCCTTCTTCCACGATGCTGGTGGACGCTCCCAAACTGCGGGTTCTGGCGCTGGTTCTGATTGCACAGTTTCAGCGGGTATTGCCTCTACTTGCGGTTGTGCATCGTCAAACTGCTGAGATAGTAGCTCTCTACGGTCTGGTTGCCCAACATTGTCAGCTTCGCTCATTCTTACTCCCTCAAGTATATTTTCTGCGTAATTGCGTCAAAATCTTTTGCGCTTCTTTGTGTGTCATGTTGCCTAATTGTTGGCGCAACACCTCCCTGCGGTTGTCCTGAGAGATAGGCGCATATCTTGTTTCCATCTTCTCGTTACCAACCTCAATACAACCGTGTGCGTTCAAATGCTCACGATGTCTTGATCTACTTGTAATTAATGACCCGTCAATCATCGACTGATAGGGCTGAATGTCAGGCATCACGAACGGGCCATACAGCTTGTCCAAATGCTCGTCTGAACCCTTCTCGACCAATTTTCCATCAACATAAACAAAAGTCTTTCTCATAGCAGAGCTAAAACCTCCTCATCGTCCATTTCAATGTATGCGTCATAGATTTGCTGAACCCTCACCAAATCAGCCATCAACGCATCAAAGTCAACGGTATTAATAAAATCTATCGACTTTAGATTGCTTATTGTAGCTTGCTTAATGAATGGTGCAGCAATTTCTTCTGCAACTAATGGTTTACCCTCAATGATGTGTTCAAACAGCGCAATGACTTCTTCTCTGCGTTTCTTCTGTTTGTCAGCTTCTTTCTTGCGCCGTTTCGGGCCACCATCGTGCATATCCATCACGATAATTGGAGCAACCTGCACAACGCCTGTAAATGCGCCTAAGTCGTTCTCGTCCGTAGCGTTGAGTACGCCAGTAACGGTTAGCGTTTGAAACGCATTAGGCTGAAACGCATTAAGCTGGAACGCTGCTGTCATGCGACTACCCAGACGCTACCTGTTGGGACGGTTACTGTGATGCCTGACGATATGCTGATTGGCCCTGCACTCAAAGCATTACTACCGCTAGGAATTGAGTAACTTGCAGCTACAGTTGCGCTATTGACCATCAATCCGTTAGACGCACTTAATTGTGGTGCGGTCAGCGTATTTAGCGTTGGGTCATAATTAAAGTCAGCTTCGTTAGCTAGTGCGCTAGTTCCGTTACCGTATGGAACTCGGTTAGCAGTCAAGCTAGTCAGTCCTGTACCACCGTTAGCAACGGGTAAAGTATTCGTAACTTGCGTAGTTAAGGATACGCCACTTAGCGTACCACCAAGGGTTAAATCACCTGTACTTGTGACCGTTCCAGTTAAAGTAATTCCGTTAACTGTGCCTGTGCCACTTACGCTTGTGACCGTACCCGTAGTGGGGGTAGCCCATGTTGGTGTGTTACCAGTACCTGCGGAGGTTAAGACTTGACCGTTTGTGCCTTGTGAACCATCAAAAGACGTTGTGCCTGTTAAATCTAGGTTTACAGTATGCAATGTTCTACCGAAAAACCCGTCACGCCAGTTTCTACCGTTTGTGCCAATGTCTTTAGCGTTGTTAGCGTTTGGTTCTAAATCAGAGAGGATTCTAGCCCTTACGTCTAGTGTATCTGTATTAGAAAAACCTAATGTAGAGTTATTGTTAACAGTTAAACTTTCCGCTGTTAGCGCATTTACGCCTGTGACGCTGCCTGTGTCACCAATGATGACTAAGCTGTTTTGTATGAGCTTGCCTGTGGTGGTGTCATATCTAGCTACTGCGTTATCCGTTGCGGAGGCTGGCCCAACCACATCACCACCCAATGACGGGCTAGTGTTAGCAATCGTAAAGTTAGGGTAAGTGCCGCTAGTGCTAATCCCTGTGCCAGCAGTTAAGACTACCGTTTGGTCTGGTGCTGTGTTATTGATTGTGAAGTTGGGATACGTTCCCGTCACATCAATGGCTGTACCGTCTGTTAAAGCTACCGTTTGATCTGGTGCTGAGTTTGTGATTACTCCTGTGCCGCTGTCGTAGCTAATACCCGTACCTGCGCTTACTGATGCTCTTGCTCTTGCAGTCGTAAAGTACTCGTTAGTGCCTTCAGCTACATCAGTAGTCGTAAGAACTACCGTACCTGTCTGACCGTTTACGCTGGTCACTTGGTCTGTGTTATCGACCTTTTGCCAAGCTGTACCGTTATAGACAGCCCAATCGCCTACCTTCCAATCCGTTACGCCATCAAGGTTAGTAGACCCTGCTACCGATACAACGTAGTAGTAGCCTTTAACACCGACACCTGACGCAAGGGTAGGAGTGTTAGTTGACGCATTCCAAGTACCTTGATAGCTTAACGCCCCCAATACAGCCGCTGGAAGCTCAGAAACAGGTACTTTTCCGCCAGCGTCAAGGGAAGCTACACCGTTAGCAACGCCTACGTCTTTCTCTGCTGCTGTACCTAGACCGATAATAGTGTGGTCAGCGTTCCAATTACTAGGACGTACTAAGCTCGTATCCGCTGAGTCTGGAACAGCACTTACAAATGGGTGTTTGACTGTTACGGTCATTGGTTGCCTCTAATAATTGTGCCTGATGTGATGTCAACGCTCTGACTAGCAACAATGTCCACAGTATTCAGTATCAAATCCGCAGCGGTAAGCCCTACAGAGCCATCCATGATGACGGAGCTATCAGACTTAAGGATGCGAAAAAAACTCGCTGTACCTGATGCTGATGCGTTTGCAGGGGTTACTGCGCCAAGAGTCAATGTGCCGTTTGTATCCGTACCAAACACCCCTGCAATTGGCATACTGACTAAAAGAACTTGCGTAGTAATCGCTGTATTAGCATTTGCAGGTTGTGTACCGCTGTAGATATTAAATAACGAATTTGTGCCAGCATAGGTGATTAACCCCTCATTTTGAGCGTGTCTTGTAGCATTTGAGTATTCGAGTGTCATTGGACAACCTCAACTCCTGCTGCTTTACCGTCTGCGCCTCTAATAATCCTCTTAGGTGCAGCAAGCATTTGCATCACGCCATTTAGACGGTTAGACGTTTCGCCCTGCATATTAGCCATTTGGTTCTGCATTTCAGCCATACGGTTAATAGCTTGAGCTACGTTATCGCCAAGTTCAGCAACGATGTGTCTGCTTGCAGCTTCTTGAGCTTCCAAGAGAGGCAAATCAAGACCCGGATTAGCACCAATTCTAGCGACCATAATCTTAGTAGACGCTTCAAGCTCTGATTTCCAACGCTCGTAACGCTCTTTCATCTCAAGTTCTTGCTGTTTAATCGCAATTTCGTACTGTTGCTTCTGTTGCTCAAGCTGTGCAGTATTTTGAGCTTTAAACTGCTCAATCTGCATATCAGTCTGCGCTCTCATTTGGTCAGCTTGTTGCTGCATTTGCAATTTGACCGTTTCGGGATCAGGTTGCGGAGGCTGTTGTGACGCTTGCATTTGCTTCTGCTTCATTTGTTCCATAGCTTGGTCAATAGTCCCCTCAATGGACGTAGCTTGCTTGTACGCAGACATACCAAACTTGACCATATCGACCAACATCGGGACTAACTCAGGTGCTTGCTGACCCATTGGGAGAGCTTGCGACAAGAATCCACCCATAGCTTGCAAGAACTCAACACGGTCACGCTTGTTCTGGTTCTCATCAATCTGAACCAAGCTATCCGCAGCGACTTGGATGCGGAACGTGCGTAATACGTTGTCTTTAATAAGCTCAAGTGCTTGCGGTACAAGCTGCTTGTCTGCTTCTGACATCTGTTCAGCAGCGGAGTAAGCAAGAATCGTCTGCGGTTGGAACTTAGAGCAGATAATCTGTGCTTTAAGCTGAATTAACGCTGTGGCGAAAAGTGCAACGTCCTCTTGCATGGAGCGAAGTCGTAGACCTGCGTACTGTCCTTTGATTTGTTGAGCTGTCGCTGTTTCGCTTGCCGCTGTTTGACCACGAACAATATCCGAAATACCTGTGATTTCATAGATTTGCCCCTTAATCTCGTCCCTAGCTCTGTAGCATTGCAGCAAAGCGTTAGAAATTTGGTCAATAGGAAGGATGTCGATAGAACCCTTCAAGCCACCCTTTTCAGAGAAGCCCATCCACTTATCCACAGGTATCAACGTGTTGTTGTCACCCTCAGTAAGCAGACGTTGTAGCGCAGGTTGTGACGCATCGTAGACACCACGGATACGCAAAGCCTTAACCAAACCATCAATGCGGTCTGTCAGGATGTCTAGCTCTACCGCTTGGTCTTGATACAGCACAAAGTCAGCAACAGGAACTAACGTGTCGCTAGTCATCGTTGCGTACAAAGGCTTGGCACAAGGAAAGAAGTTTTCAAGTCCTAGCGGGTCATCACGCTCGTCAATGATGCGTCCTGATGTCTTGCTAAACCAGTAGACTTTCTCAGTTTCCAAGTCCCAAAGCTCACAAATCTTAGCTCTAGTGAAGTCACGGTTGTTTTGACCGTATTGCTTGTTGGATTCAGGGCCAGCGTCCAAAGGAATCTTGCTGCCAACTTCCTCACCAAAGCGGTCAATCAGAGCTTCACGGGTCATGTACACCCAACGCCATACTTGAGTCACTTCTTCCCAAGTCCTAGCTACAGAGTGTCCAAAGTCCTTCCAATGAACGTAATCTGTGGGGGCGCACTCGTACTCAATCTGCTCTTGTGGTTCAGCTTCCATACCCGCTGTACCGTCAAGCGTATCGCCTTGATTACCTGCACCAACACCAGTTTCTTTGTCAACGTCCTCAGTTACCTGATACCCGTCCTCTGGCATATCCTGTGCGACAACGTGCGGTTCATAGCGTACCCATGCGACACCACGACCACCGAGAAATCTGTCCTCGACAGCGTTACGCATAGCACTACGGAAGTCTGAGTAATGCTCAATCTCAAAATCTAGCGCACGTTCGATAATATTGGAAGCAACTCGTCCAACAGGGTCATTGTCACCGTAGCGTCTAACTACTGACGCTTTTGGCAACCTTGCGTACACAGCAGGAATGAGGGTCTGCACGTTTGACCACAAAATATTAAACTTTGCGGTTTCGTTTGTGTTCTGATTGCGGTTGTCATCACGATAACGCTTAACAATCTTAGTTGTGCGACCTTCCCACTTCTTGAACTCATTGTCGTATTGAGCAATGATATTCAGATACTTCTGAATGCCTGTTAGAGCTTCCATTTAGAACCTCTTAGCTGAAGATACCAACTGCAATGACTTGAACGCCTGCGCCTGTGGTGACTTTCCATCCAGAGGTCAATGATGCCATGTTCATAGGAAGAACAAAAACGCCAATGCCTGTAGCTACGTTAGCAGGAACGACAACGATGTTAGTCACACCGTCAGTCAAGCTCACGCCAGAAGTCAATGCAGTATTGACGGTAACAATCAAGCTATGCAAGTAGTCACCTGCTGCGCCAGAACCACCTAGCACTTGAAGGGATTGACCTGCTGCGACTGTTTCGTATTGGTAACCATAATCACGTTGTACACCACTCATAATCGACTGCTCCGGTTAGTTTTGTGGGTTGCCCACATATCGTTTAATGTAACTGTGTTTTCTGAGCCAACCATCAGCGGTTTTACGACATCAGGTGCTTTCACTTTAGGTTCTAACCTCCAAGCTACAGCCATCATTCGGAAAGCGTCACTAGGATGGGATGTCCAATCATGTCTTGGACTACTCCTAAACGCTTTCTTATCCTCATCGTACTCACGCTGGTATTGCCTCAGAGCCTCAAGTCCATCCGAGCATTTAGTCTTGTCGAACCAACACATAGGAAGGCATTGCCGTACCGCTTGAATCCCATCTTGGACACCAATATCAGGAACAATCGTCATGTTATTGATGCCTAAGTATTCAGCTAATTGCTCAATCACAGATTTACCCTGTGCTGCTAGAGTTTTAGCTCTTGCATCATGCGGAAGATTGTGTTTTCCGTATTTATAGGGCTTTTCTTTGATTATTTTAGCAATTTCTCCAATATTAGCACCAGAAATCGCATAAAAGTCTATTAAATGTATCTCGTTACGCACGACTTGATACCACCAGATTGCGGTGTCATCACGGTATCCTAAGTCCCAAGCTGTGTGAACAGGTAAGTGAGGGTCATAAGCTACGTTAGTAACCCGTCCCTCATCCTCTGCAAGTCTAAGGTCTACACCGTAATACGCCCCCAAAATAGCAGCTTCAAATGAGCATTCGTACTCTTGTAGGTATTGATCTTCGCTAATCTGCGCTCTTGCAGCACTTAGCTCTGTGCTTGGTAACAGTCCTGATTCTGACGCTGTGAGCTTTAGACAAAACCATTCACCATCGCTTTTGTTAGCTTGGTCATAGATTTGCCAAAACTGGTTCTTGCCCTTTGGTGTGCCAGCAAACACAGCCCAACCCTGTTTGTCAGATAAAGTTGGTCTAATGACGTTACCCCATACGCTAGGTCTAAAGTCCCCGTATTCATCCATAAATACGCCTGAGAAGCCTAACCCTCGCATTGCGTCAGCGTTGTCTGCACCAAATAGGCGTATCTTTGCACCCGTCACTAGCTCAACGGTTAATTCTGCTTCGTTTGATGATTTGAGTACAGGCGCAGCAAAGTGCTTGAGGTAGTCCCAAGCAACAGACTTAGCCTGGCTTCTGTACGGTGCTATGTACGCATATAGCGGATATTGGTCTTTACTCATCAGCGCAGCACGAACAATGTCGTTTATAGCTGCTACGGTCTTTCCCGCCCGTCTATGAGCGACAAGACAGGCCCAACGCTGTGTTCGCCTGTGAAACGTCTTAAATGCTGTTCTAGGCGAATATGGGAGGGTTACTTCTCTGCCCACTTGACCACCAAGTCACGACCATCAAAACCAGCAATCTCATGGCGGTCTGTTTCCTTCCATCTGGCTCTAGTCTTTAGCCAAAAAATAGCCGCAGCCGTATTACCGTTCTTGGCCTGTTGAAACAACGTACCAGCAATAGCTGAGTTAGCGTCAATCCTTCCCTCGTCTAGCTCGTTTTGGTAATACTTTGTAAGAGTATCAGCGGAAATTTTAAGGCGCAGGGCAATATCCTCGTGCGTCACACCAAGCGCAGACAGCCTTTTCGCTGTGTCTTGGTACTCTTTTGTCACCTTATGAGCTGGTCTACCTTTTTCAGCCATTTTATAACTCCGCTAAAACTGCTTGTTTGCCAGTAAAGTTTTCCCAACGCTTTACTATTACGTCACAGTAAATAGGGTCTAACTCCATCATTCTGCATGATCTATTCAATTTTTCACAAGCAATTAGTGTTGTTCCTGTTCCACCAAAACAATCAATAACGATTGCATTTCTGCCTGTGAAATTGGTAATGATGTTTTCTGGCAAGTACACGGGAAATGTTGCCTTATGTACTTTTGAAAATTCGTTGCTTGCCGCTGAAGAACCCTCAATGACGTTGTAATACGAACCTTGCCCAAACTGTGGATTTAAGAATTTTCTTTTTCCATCGCCAAAACACAAAATGAATTCAACAAGATTGTTTATTATTCCCTTTTGTATGTGCGGTGCAACATTTTTCTTTTTCCAATAAATTACGTCTTTAAATGAATCTCCAAATTCATTAACAATTTTAAAAATAGTTTTCTTATTGTTTTGCACCAAACCAATGTTGTAGAAAATCTCATCCGCCACTATTTTCATGCAGGACAAATTTTCTAGTAAAAAATTAAAGAATTCCTCTTCTGTTTGGTTGTCATCAAAAGAATTGTATTTCTTCGTTGTTCTGTCATTACCTTTAACGTTTAATGACCCAGCATTGCATGGAGGACTAGTAAAGCAAATATTTGCTTTCTGTCCATCCATTATCTTGTTTACAGCGTCAATACTAGTGCTGTCCCCACACATAAGCCTGTGGTTGCCTAATATCCAAACATCGCCCAGCTTTGTGATCGGCTCAGGCGGAGGCTCTGGCACTTCGTCCTCGTCCGTCAGCCCGTCCGTTACTTCTATTGGGTTGAGCAATGCGTTTAGCTCATCAGCATCAAAGCCTAACAACTCTAAACTAAACTTATCCTCAAGCAGCTCGTTTAACTCAATAGTTAACAGGTTGTTATCCCACCCTGCATTTAGTGCAAGGCGGTTGTCTGCAATGATATAGGCTTTCTTTTGGGTAGCGGTCAGGTCTTTTAGCTCTATGACTGGCACTTCTGTCATGCCTAGCTTTCTAGCAGCCATTAGCCTGCCGTGACCCGCTATGATTCCATGCTCCCCATCCACTAGGATAGGGTTCGTCCATCCAAACTCTTTAATGCTTGCCGCTATTTGCGCTACTTGTGCATCATCGTGCGTTCTGCTGTTTTTAGCGTAAGGTATTAACGCCTCAACTTTAACTTGCTTAATTTCCATATCTTTTCTCAATGGTTTTAGAGCTTTAGATAGGTTAATTATATATTACTTTTTAGTATCTTTAGCTGTCTTAGCTGATTCTTTAAAATCTTTCGCTGTTGGCGCACCGGACTCGCCAGGCTTTCTCATCTTCTCGCCTGATCCTGCTTTAATGCGCTCTTGCTTTGCTAGGATGTTTGCATATAGTCCAGCTTTCATGTTTCACCTATTCATGTCTTGTAAATTGCAAATGAAGTGATTGTCGCAATATTTGTACAGATTTTATTGCAATATCCAAATCTTTGTAAGAACCTGCGCTGTATTGTTTTTTATTAACAGAACAAACAGTTCGCCATTTTTTAGACCTTTTGTCCCAACACACGCCTTTGTAACCAGATTTGTTATCAATTCGTTTTTTGGTATTTCTTAGGTTTTCAGAGCGAGAGGCTTCTCTTAAGTTTTCAATTTTGTTATTTAGCGGATTGCCGTCTATATGGTCTACTTCTATCGGCATATATCCGTGATGATATAAAAATACTAACCTATGCGCTTTGTGAACCTTTCCATCAAAACTTATGTGCAAACAGCCTCGTTTAGCCAGAGTTCCCGCTTTCATGCCAATTGGATAGCGTTTTGTTGGTTTTATTTTCCAATAAAAATTACCGTTTTCATACAAAAACAGTTCTTTTAAGTTTTCTTGCAATAAAATATCATTAGCCATATCAACTCCTGAACAGTTGGTTGGTTAGAACCCCACTAGCTTTGCCGAGCTTTTGGGGTTTATTTAAATGTTTTTAGCTTGTATAGCGTTGAATTAATCAAATCAGCTATTTCATCAACAATGTTGTTTAGTTCGGTGTTTTTGGGCAACTCTGGACGAATTTCTTTAACAAAATCTTTTAATGATTTCATGTATTTAACGGGATCATTAGCCAAATGAAAATCTTTGGGGTAACTTTTGATAATTTCATAAGCACCTTGATAAGATTCTGCATACTTATCTGTTAGCTCAACAATTTCATCGTAATATTCACCAAGCGCAACATGACAAGCATAACTATCTGTCATTAGGTGCATAAAATGAGCATTGGTTGCGCTATGTAACAGCGTCGATACAAATACGGCTGGATAGTCCATTTACGCCTCGTTTTCAATGGTGGCTAGGATTATTGTACATTGACCACCTGATTTAATCACGCCTCTTGTGATGGTGATTTGGTCAAGTTGTTCGTCATCGTCAAACACACCTGCGTCTTGCAAAGAATCAAGCAATCCTTTAAGCCTTCCATCTAAATCGAATTTTCGTCGGTCTTTAGGGAAAATTGTAATCATTGCGTGGAGTCTACTACTTCCGAATTTAGGAATTTTGTTTTCTGTTACATATTCTTGGATTGTTATTTTGTATTCTCGACCAGACTTGCCAAGCACCATCCGCCCCCTAAAGTTTCGATAATAGGTGTTATTGGACGGGGGAATTGGTAACTTCATTGTTACTAGCATTTAATTAAATCTCGCTCAAACAATTCGCCTATAGTCTTTCTGTGTGCCAGTTCCCAAAGCTCTACTCGCATTACTCTGTTTAAGTCTTTGCCTTGATCTATTTCGGTGTGACATCGAAAACATAATGATGCAATGCGGTAATCGTGCGCTTTAAGACCTCTGCCTTTGCCATCCCGCAACTGGTTGCTGTGCGCTGCAACAACCGTACCATCGTCTGCGCCACATAGTTGACAAGGTATTTCTCTGCAAGCAACTAGGAGTTTTTGGTTTCTATACATTGTTCAGCCCATTGTTGTAAATCACGACTAAGTAGCTGTATGTCTACAGCAATGCTTGCGGCTTCCTGATAATTATGTTTATTTACTGCCGCTTCATAATGTTTAAGCAAGGCTTTAATCGTAATAAATGATAGTGCGTAATCGTTCATCTAGTGAGCCTTTCTAGGTTTCTGTTGCTTGCTTCCAAAGTTCTGTACGCTTCAAACTTCATTCTTGCCGATTCTAGCCGCCATTTAAGCGTTTCAGCCGCTTCTGTTGCCTCGCCTATAGCTTTGCATAGGTTTTGGTATTCGGGGCTTGCATAGGCTGCTTTTTCTTGTCCACCGATAGTCGATTCTGATGATTTGCTCATCATAATGGCTTTCAAGCTGTGCCTATATGCGTCCAATTCGGCAACCTTGCCTTTAGCTGCACCATACTTTGGGGCGTTCTTATAAATGTACTCAATTGCGTCATTAGGGTCAAAGTCCATATTGTCCTTGAAATATCTGGCTGTGTTTAATTAACATTCTTTTCTTGTGTGACTTAGCACTACGTTCTTTTTGAGTAAATACAGGTGGCTTTGGTCTATCTGGATTGCTTCCCGCTTTATAAACTGGTCTAAGGTAATACCGCTTACCGATTGCGCCACGCTCGTAACCGCAGATATAGATACGCTTGCCAAACAGCTTAGATGTGCGCCTAAGCCTTGTTAGTACGCTTGCTGTGTCATCGTGCGTTAAACCTAGTGCGCTGCATATCTCTATTTTGGTCATTTCGTGTTGTTTAAGCAAAATTAGGATGCGGTCTGAAGTGCTACCCCAACTTCTTTGCACTCTTTCATTATCTTGCACATTTTGCTCCAAGCATCGTCCCATTCATGTACATCGTCTGCATAGCCTAGTTCTTTAGCTGCCGCCACTAGACGCTGATTAAGGTCTTTCAGCCGATTAATCTCATCGTTTAATGATTGCGCTTCAACTAAGGTAAATAGGTCTGGTTGGTTATCCATTGTTGCGCTTCCGTAACTTAGTTTCTATCGCTCGAATACAATTATTTACTGATTGCCCAGACTTTACGCAAATAATTGCTGCCTCGTGAATTTCTACATCAGTTAACCCAACCCAAGGCTTTTTGTATTCTTGTATATCGTCATCAATTGATAGGCTGTTAGGTCTATGCGCCATGTCGGATGTGTCCCATTGCTCTGTTTTCATTAATGCAATAGTCATAGCTTGATCTGCTGCAATAGCCTCCCAATCCGTTGCGGATACGCTTAAAACGCTATTAATGACCATTGCAGCGTGTTTTGCGAGGGGGTAAGGTGTTTCCTTATCTATCTCAATTAATGCGTTGTAAGCGATTTTGAGAGCTTCCCGTTCTGTAACTGGTACTTGCTTTTTCTTTTGCTGTTTACGTTCTAGCTCTTGCCAAGCAAATTCTTCTGGATCGTCAGTCATGCTTTTTCCCCATTGCAATGTCAACTTGTTGGTCAGTCTGTTCCTCAGTCACCATAAAAAGCTGACTTGTGTACTTGTTTAGCCATTTGTAGCGGTTTGCGTCTATTTCTAACTGTTTAACGTATTCTTCAAGTTCGTCAACTTCTTGAACCGTTAACCAAGATTTCTTAAGTTTTTCAATTAGCTTCATAGCAACTCTACTTTAATTTGGTTAGACCAATTAAGCTGACCCCAAATACCTGTGTGTTGTTTAGCAAGAGATAACGCATCTTCTACGTTAGATTTGTGTTCAGGCATTAGTTTGTAAACCGTGACGTACTTTCCGTTTACTCTACCTGTGTCACAAACACCCTTTAAAACGTGTTTAAACGCATCAGAAGCTATTAATCTGCGTACCTTGTTGGGATGTGCGTCTATTCGTTCCGCAATCTCAGCAGCGGTTAACCATTTGTCTACGTTTTTTAAAACTTGCATCAGCTCAATCTGGTTTTTCTTCACGTTTAATCTTTCCGTCTGGATAAAACAAAGTTTTTGCAATTCTGCTTGGTGCTGCTAATACGGTCATGCTGCCGGGTCTTACAAAGCGTTTAGGCGGGACATAAGCAGGTCTGTCAAACTTGCTTATAGTGTCTTTCTTTTTCATGCCAATTCCAAAGATTGTTGTGCTACTCGTTTATCTTGCAATGTTTTGTAGTCTAGATTTAGTTCGCAACCAAGGTATTTGCGTCCCAATTGTTGTGCTACTTGTGCCGTTGTTCCGCTGCCCATAAACGGGTCAAGCACAACGTCACCAATACGACTTCCTGCCAATATGCAAGGCTCAATCAATTCCTCTGGAAATACAGCAAAGTGTGCGCCTTTGTATGGCTTTGTATTAACCGACCATACTGACCTTTTGTTTGACATCTCATGAGACTTTTCCAAGCCGCCATGAGGCTGCAAGCCCGTACCTTCATTGTGATACTTGCCGTTTGTTCTATCCCGTGTACCCCAATCCTCTTTGACAGGCACTTTAATTGCCTCATTGTCATAAAAATACTTTTGTGATTTCGACAACAAAAAGATGTACTCATGTGCTTTTGTACAACGGTCTTGTACAGATTCTGGCATTGGGTTTGGCTTATGCCAAATAATGTCTTGGCGTAGATACCAACCGTCAGCCCTGAGAGCGAAAGCAAGCATCCAAGGGATACCAATTAGGTCTTTTGGTTTTAAAGATTTTATTATTTTTTTACCATGATGTATTTGGTGTTCTTCGTAGGCTTTATTTGTTCCAACACCATCACCCCATTTTTTATTACCAGCAGGAGATGTGTTGTAACTATCGCCAATGTTTACCCACAACACACCATCATCAGCCAAAATGTCCTTGACGCAACGGAAAACCTCTACCATTGCCTCGATGTATTGCTCTGGAGTTCCCTCTAGCCCAATCTGACCATCATGCCCATAGTCACGCAGCCCAAAATAAGGTGGGCTAGTCACACACATTTGTACCTTTACACTTTCGCTTGCCAATTGACGCATAGTGTCACGGCAATCACCAAATATGATCTTATTCATGCTGCCAGCCCGTGTATGCGTTTTTGGTGTTTTGTATGCAGGTCTATCAAACCTGTCTATTTTTTCTGGTTTTTTCATAACATTCCAATAATTCTATTTAGTTAGCTTACTATATCCAACGCAGTTTTGTAGCATTTAATTTGATATAGGCTTAACTTCCCACCATTTTCGTGAAAAGTTTTCAGTCTTTTAGCCCATCTCTTGTGGTCAACATTCCCATTTTGATCTTTAGGCGTTTTAAAGGCTGTGGCGGCTATTTCAGCCAATACCATATCAACCACCTCAACTGGTGCTTTTGGAGCTTCCAGAGCGTTTGTAGTAGGTCTGGGGGCTTGTTTGCATAGCGACTTAAATTCAATTAGGTTTGGGCAACGATCAGGAAGGTTTTGCAATGCCCAACCAATAGCATTTAGGTTGTCAGCAAAAATACCAAGCTCATGCGCCCACGCTGACTTAACTTCGTTTAGCGGCATTCCGTTCCATTTGTTTTTAAATTCAGTCCCGTATGTCATAGACAGTCGGTCAAATAAACGCTCAACAGCGGCAATTGATATGCTCATTTTGCAATCCTCGGTACGTTGGTTTCCATTTCAAAAATGTCTTTTTCAAATGTTGGGCTTCTTCCCGCAGCTTGGTCAAACCATTCACGGTTTTCTTTGACCCAAGGTTTTTCGGTAGCGGATTTAGTTTTTGCGTTTGCATACCACTCA